TTATAATTCTAATGTTGATGGTATATTTATGAGACACGTTTTAGAACATAATTATGAATGGAAACTAATTTTAGAAAATGCTTGTAAATCGTTTAAACAAAAAATGTGTTTGGTTTTATTTACGGAATTTAGTGATGAAACAAAAGAAATCGCACATAATTTAAGACACGGTGTTGATGTTCCAGATATATCTTTTGATAAAAATGAATTAATAAATATATTTAAAATGTATAATATAAAATATGAATTAATAACACTTAATACTGATACAGGGTATAATGTTGAACATATTTTTTATTTGAATAAATAATAGTATAAATAATAATAATTATTTATATTCATATATTATAAAATATGATTTGTTATAACCTATCATTTTATACATATTTTTATGGAAGCGACAACAATTCAGCATTTAAAATACCAGAATTACCGTCATTGAAATATAAATGTTATTACTATACAAACAATCAAACTATTTTTGGAATGTTAAAGGATACTAATTGGATTGGAATTTATATTGATATATCCATAAATGATGACTTAATACAAAGTTGTATGATAGGGAAACATCTGAAAGCAATGCCACAAGAATATAATGAATTGAAAGAGTATGATTATTTATGCTTCTTAGATAGTAAATTAGAGAAGGTAAATGAACAATTTGTGGAGGATTTTATTCATAAATATTTTATAGAAAACAATTATGCTTTATTATTAAGAAAACATTGGTTTATTCAAGATAATGTGTGGAATGAATATAATGCATCTATGAACCAGAACAGATATAAAATGCAAGAAGAACAATATAAAAATTATATACAAAAACAAATAAACAGTGGTTTAAGTGAAATAACCGATAATCATTGTGCTTGTGGATTTTTAATAAGAAATATGAAACACGACAAAATGATTGAAATAAACGCCGAATGGTATAAACATATTCAAGAGTGCGGCATTCAAGACCAAATATCTTTCTTTTTTATAAAACAATTATTTAATGAATATATATTACCTTTTACTGAAATTCCATTTTTATAATGGATAAATAATAAGCGTTTGAAATGTTAAAATGTGTATAATATATTCATTTTTTTGTTGTAATTCTTTTTGATTTATTATAGCCATATCCCCTGGAAATTCCTCTTCTGACAATTTATCATGTAGAGATTTCCCAGACCAAAATTTTTTCACGTAGTGTTTATCTGCTAAAACAATCAAAAAAATCAAAAAATCGTTTTGACGATTCTGTTTGACTAATGATGTTATTGACTTTGAATCTTTGTTCTCAAATGATTCCAGTATTTTTAGATATTTTTGAGTATCAATTTCATAATTATAGATACATGGATTATCAAAACACCAGAAAAACATTATATAGTATATTATATAATATTTTTGGTTCATAATAGAGTTATACACGATCAATAATATTATTTTCTTTGAACAAACATCTGAATTGGATAAATAAATATATATGTATTATTATATATGAGCAGCGATACTACTGTTCTTGCGCATGGGATCTATAAAATAGATGAAACTACGCAAAATTCGGATGAAATGTTAAACTTTTCATATCAACCACAAGAACAGATTACGCTTACTGGTTTACCGTTTGATATTATAGAATCTGAAAACAAGCAACAAAAAAAACAAAAATACATATCCCTCAATAAAAAAGATATTGATGATGGTAAAGCATCGATATATGATAAAGATAGAATAATAGATAGACACGATAAACAATACATTACAATTACAGATGCTCAGTACAATGATTTGATGAATGATCAAAAAAAGAGTATGAAAATGTCAACATTTGGAAAAAAGAAAAGAAGATACACTCGCGTTGGTGCAATTGGCGCTCAATTCAAAATTACAGATGTGATTCCTGATGAAAAAAATACTGATCAAATAGTTGGTAGTAAAAAAATGAAATACAAAACACAAAAAAAGCGAAATACAAGAAAAGAAAGAAAAGAAAGAAAAGAAAGAAAACAAAGAAAAACAGGAAAAACAGGAAAAGCGGGAAACACAAAAAATAGATATGGATAAAAAGCAATTTAGGTATTATTATATGGATTGTAATACAAATAATGTATAAATATACTATCTTCAAATTATAATGTATTTACTATTTGATATAGATACGCATCCAATAACATCAGTTTTTTCTACATGTTGAATTTTTGCATATACAAATTCAATATTTTTTTGAATCTTTAGCTTATTTGTATTTTTTTTGCATAATAATGCACCTGCCTTTACAATATATCGAAGTTCCTTGCTTTGGATTCCTTCTGGAATTTGGCAAACAACATGGCACGATGAAATATTGTTGGCATGTATCCAAATGTCTTTAGGTGATGAAACATCAATAACATGAAAATTGTCTTCTTTGTTTTCACCTATATAAAATGTAATCTCCTTATTCAATCCTTGTATAAAAATGGTTTCTATCTTCATTATATTTGATCCTATACATATATCAAATATAATTGCATCGATAAAGAATCGATTTTGTGGATTATACAGTTGGAAAAAATTCCCAATCTAATTCCATACATACTTTTTTCCAAATCATATCTTGATCCAATTGTTTTTCTCTATCTTTCATCATTGGAATATATGGCAAATATTGTGTTTGGTCTAATAAAACACATAACTGATACAATGTATATGTATAATTAAAGAAATTCCGGCGATTCGGTGGACAATGAATCGCCCATGGTTTTTGAATTTCAATAAATAAAACGCACAGAGTTTCATGCAATTCTTCGTTCATAATCGGCGGTTTGATTCCAAACATGGAATTTATGTATTGGATATGCTCGAAATATTTATTGAACCCCAATTTTCGTAAAATCTCGCGCATCTTATCATAATTAATCTCCGAATAATTCGTAATACGCTCTTTTTTAATGCGATCACGAATGGCTTGAATAACATCATCTGGAATTTGCGTCGTTTCTTTTGCTTGAAATTGAGATAGAATCTCTTTAAAATGATTCAATCGAATATAAGCAGTATATGAAACTTCATTTGGAGGTTCTTTGTTTGCGGGTTTATTCGAATCAACAATATAGGTAATAAATTTACTGCATAATTTATTATTGCAAATTAAAATACCTTCTTCATCTTGTGGGATAAGTTCTCCTATTTTACATGATTCACATACATCGGAAGAAACAATATAATCTTGAATCTGGATATAATCGTTCGTAACATTCTTCCAATAATTTTGATAGGTCAATCTCGAGTGATTATATTTCATAGAATTCGGATTTGCGGATTCTACATCTTTTGCAGTAATTTTGAAAAATGAATTTAGAAGATTCGTGTTTTTTTTATTTGCACCGGATGAAATATCCTTTTTTTGTTCAAAATAGTCAAAAATGTATCTGGAATTATCAAGATAATAATGTTTCTCTTTATCGTCAAGCGTTTTTATCAATATTTGTTTTTGTTTGATTTTGTCTTTGGTATCCATATATTCGTCTATTTTTAACGGTTTCTTCAATGTTCTCAAATATATTTTCAGGTTCTCGATTTCTCTTTTCAAATTTGGTATAATTTCATTTTTATTTTTATTAAATTGTAATATCATTTCTGTATGTTTCTCATCAATCGTTTTCGCATTTTTCATGTATTATTTTTATATAATAAATAACATATATCAACTTTTATACCCTTTAGTATGTTTTTGATTTTTACAAAAATATTCATATATAATAAATGGCAGCAAGATTATCATTCAATGGAAGTAATATTATATTGGATAAACCAGGAAATAATATAATATATTCGGAAATGGAGTTTGATGCAATATCAAAACAACAGGAACTCAGATACCTCGACTCCATGAAAGATATTGGAATCGGTGGATTTGCAGATGTAATTATGCGTGCATATGGTATTACTAATAGTATTACAAAATGGTCAGAAAAATTAAATAGATATAAAAAATCAGTATTTGAAAGAGTAGAAAACAATATTGAACATAAATCATGGTTAAAAACAAAGGCAAGAGACAGTTTGATGATATCTTTAGGACCAGATAGTGCGACACGTAGAATATTTAGAGAATCTGGAAAGGATTTATTTGAAGATTTTACACATTATAATAGAGGAGATATTGGTGAAGTAAGCTGTTTTCCCAATACAATAAATGATTCGTTTTTTAGGTCGTTCACTACTGAAAGAACAAAAGAGCATTTTCCACCAATAGGGTATCCCATTATTTTTGATGAATCTATTATGGATACGTTTTTAAAATTCAAAAAATGCAATAAATATGAAGCAACCTGTAATACTGATACGAATATAGTAGTTGGGAAAAAAAAGACAAAAAAATATACATATGAATATGATATTCAATATAATTCATTTCATATTGCAGGATCTGCAACATATCCAATGCCAATTACACAAGATAAGGATATTCAAAAAATACAACATTATGTAATTGGTAATGAAAACAAAAAAATCAATTTTCAAACAGCAACAATGCAACCACCCCAATTGAGAGCAGCCGGTTTAAATGATAAAGATCTATTTGTTCATTTGAAAGAAATGGGTGATGTTATGCAAGTAATTGCAATGATGGCATGGATGATGTATTATAATGTAAATGATGCCAGAAATACATTCACAATGACAACAGGAGATTCTGTTGTATATTTGTTATGTATTCTCTTGCATTTGCCATGTATATTACTTGAATTTGAAAAAAGCGATGATGACAAACCGAGATCACGATCATTAATGAGATATTTACCAGTAAAACTTAGTGTTGAACAGCGTGCCGATGCAGTTAAATCCGAGATAGAATCATTTAATAACAATATTATAGAAATAATACATTATATAAAAGCCTCTGGGTATGTTGTATATATTTCCAAATCTGAATATATTACC